CAATGTCACGATGCGTCACGCGATGTCACGCAATGTCACGATGCGTCACGCGATGTCACGACAGATGAGAAGAGATTAGAAGAGAGTAAGAAAGAAGAAAAAGACACTCTTGCGCATTTGCCTCCGGCAAAGCGCGTGAGCAAGCCGTCAGCAAATTCTGATTTCGAGCAATTCTGGCAAGCCTACCCAAAGAAAAAATCCAAAGGGCAAGCCCTCAAGGCCTGGGGTAAACTCAACGGGACAAAGCCGCCGATAGAAACCATCCTCGCAGCCATAGCAGCGCAAAGCGCGGGCCATGATTGGCAAAAGGACGGCGGCCAGTACATCCCATACCCTGCGACATGGCTCAACGCGATGGGGTGGCTGGACGAAGCTGGGACGGCTGAACCACCCCCGGACAAGGCGCGTGGGTTTAGCGATGCCCAGTACGAGGCCATGATGGCTAGGAGCGCCAATGGCTAGGCTGGCCTCCCAAGTCCGCCGTGATCCGCGGCTCAAACTCGCGTGTACGGTCTGCACGTTTGGAGATCGTAAGGATTGCGCGGCGCTTAACGTGTTTTGCGGCGTCCGGCCCGGGGTGTGCCTGGTAGATCGTTTTGGCCACCTGGAGGAGTTCGTGGAGTTGGCGAAACGGCGCGCGGCGGGAAAAGAATGACGCCCGCCATACACCCCAACGCGTGCGGGCCGTCGTGCCCTGGGAGTTATGCCGGACCCCTGGCGTGTGAGACCTGCGAACACGGAGAGAAATATGCAAATGCTGAAGTTTACCTTGCCGATTGTGCCCACAGCCCAGGCCAGGCCACGCGTCGCCGTGCGCGGAAAGTTCGCCCAGGCGTACAAGACCAAGGACCAACAGGCCAACGAGCGCACGTTGGAAGCGTGTCTGTTGCCGCATAGGCCGACGGCCCCGTTCTCCGGGCCTCTCGTGCTGCGCTTCGTTGCCGGGCTGCCGATCCCCAAGTCCGCCAGCAAGAAAGCCCGTGAGGCGATGCTGTACGGCGAGGAATACCCGGCCAAGAAACCGGACCTGGACAACCTGGCCAAGCAGCTGAAAGACGCGCTCACGCGGCTCCAGTTCTGGAACGACGACAGCCAGGTTGTGGCGCTGACGTGCGAGAAAATCTACGCCGAGACGGGGTTCTGGGCCGTTGCCGTGTATGACGCGGAGAGAACCTCGCTTGAAAGCGGGGCGGTATGATTTTACGCGGCTGGAAGGATATCTGTTCCGCAGCCGGCGGTATGCATGAGGAAACAGCACGTCGTCTTATGCGTGAAGAGGGGCTTCCCGTTGAAATGATCGGCGGCAAGCCCATGAGCACGTCAGAAGCAATCGAAAGATGGGTTTCCAGCCGACTCTCAAAAACCTGTCAAGAAAAAACTTGGCCGTTCAGACACGATTGAAGACTGTTCAGACCCGATTGAAGCCGAAACGGGAAAATTCTCCAAAAATAGGGGTTATGGCTTTCCGCAAAACGGGAAAGCCAAATGGAAGAGCGGTACAGACTAAACCCCAAGCAGAAGCGTTTCGCGCAAGAGTATGTTGTCGACCTGAACGGCACTCAGGCCGCGATTCGTGCCGGATACAGCGAGAAAACAGCCAATGAACAGGCCGCTCGGCTGTTAGCGAACGTTAGTGTCCAGGCTATCGTCCAGGAAGCCATGCAAGAGCGCGACAAGCGCGTCGAAATCTCCCAAGACAAAATTCTTCTTGAACTCTCCCGCATCGCGTTCGGTGACCTGCGCGGCGTTGTGGCGTGGAATGGCCGCGCAATCGAGCTGAAAGATAGCGATAGCCTCTCCGAAGATGATGCCGCTACCGTGTCTGAAGTCGCGGAAACAGCGGCTGGAGCCCTCAAAATCAAGCGGTATGACAAGGTAAAGGCTCTGGAACTCATCATGCGGCACAAAGGCATGCTGAACGACAAGCTGAACCTGAACCTTCCCCCCGAAGCTATTGGCGTCGCCACCTGCGAACAGAAGGCGCTTGCCGCGCGCGAACGCCTCCTTGTTTTGCGCGCCGAACGCGGAAGCCAGGCGATCAAAGACATAGAAAATTCAACAGCGGAAGTAGAGCCATGAGCACCACAGCAATCCTCGTCAACGTCATTAATCCCGCGCTTGAACGTCTAAGCGCCCACGGCCTCAAGCCGTCCGACAGCGCCCGAGTGATGCTCTACGCGATCGGGCTGCAAGAGAGCGGTCTTACATCCCGCTGGCAGATCGTCAACGGTCCCTACACTCGCGGCCCGGCGCGTGGCCTCTGGCAGTTCGAGGCGGGGGGAGGCGTGAAGGGCGTCCTCGAACACAAAAGTTCGTCCGCCATCGCCCAGCAATTCGCCCGCGAGTTCGTCGGCTCGACCAACAACTACGCCGTCTGGGCCACGCTGGCATACGAAGATGTTCTCGCCGCCGTGTTCTCGCGCCTGCTGCTCTGGGCTGATCCCAGGGTGCTTCCCGCTCCTGTCTTGGCCTCTGAATCCGAAGGATGGGGTTACTACGTCCGCAACTGGCGTCCCGGCACGCCGCATCCCGAAAAATGGGCCGCCAACTGGCAAGCCGCGCTGGAAGCCCTCAAAAATCCCAAGGAGACCGCATGACCGCATTCCTCGACAAGTACGGCTGGAAAACCATCGCCGGAACCATTCTCTTGGCCGTCGGGCAACTGGCCCCCTCGTGGCCACTTTTGGCTCCCTATGCCGCCATCATTGACACCCTGGGCGTCGCTCTCGGCGGAATCGGTATTGTCCACAAGGCCGAAAAGATCACCGCCGCCATCGGAGAAAACAATGCGTAAAACACTTTTGGCCTTCGTATGCGCCTTCGGCATCTGCGCCTGTGCGTCGGTCACATCCTCAACGGCGCTCAATGCGGCGAGCGCCGCCCAGCAACTTGCCGGAGCGACACAGGCGGTCGTGACCCTTCTCCCGCAAGCCAACACGCCCGCTGTACAACAGCAGCTTTCGGGTTGGCTCAAGTGGGTCAATGTAGCGGCAGAGGCCCTCAAGGTCGCGGCTCCCCTCTTCGGGAAATAAAGAGAACTGCATGCCGGATAACGGACGCGAAAGCTTGGTGGCTCAAGTTTCTGAAATCAAGGGAATGCTGACTATCCTTGTTGAGATGCAAACCAAAGCCATCGAAGAGCTCACCAAACGCGTTCGCGCTCTGGAATATCGCGTGTGGTTCGCCATGGGTATAGGCAGCGCGATTTCGCTGTTTTTTGGCTACCTGCTGCATATTTGGGGGACCAAATGATGATCTTTTCCATTTTCCGCCTAGGCGTGCATGTCCCCATAGGGGATGCGTAATGGCCAAGCGCAGACCCCTCGTATCCACCAAGCCCGCACAATGGGCGCTTTTCCTGGAAGCCCTGGCCGCTACCGGCAACGTCTCCGAAGCCTGCCGCCAGGCCAAACTCCATCGCCAGACCGTTTACCATCGCCGCCACAATTATGAGTCCTTTGCCCTCCTGTGGCAGGAAGCCGAAGACATCGCCGCTGACGCCCTGGAAGCCGAAGCCCGGCGCCGGGCCATCGAAGGATGGGATGAGCCGGTGTTTTATCAGGGAGTGCAAACCGGGGTTATCCGCAAATATTCGGACGCGCTCCTGCAAACGCTTCTCAAAGGCTGGCGGCCCGAACGCTACAAGGATCGCCAGCAGGTGGATTTTTCCGGTTCTTTCAAGGCTGATGTGCAGGTTTACAGGATACCGGACAATGGCCGAGATTAAGCCCCAGAAAGGGCCGCAGATGGCCTTTCTTTCCTCTCCAGCTGACATTGCCATTTATGGAGGCGCAGCGGGTGGTGGAAAGACCTGGGCGCTTGAATTCGAGCCCGTACGCCATATCCGCAAGCCCGGATTCTCCGCCGTTATTTTCCGGCGCAACGCAGTCCAGGTGCGCAATCCCGGCGGCCTTTGGGACGAGTCAATGAAACTCTACCCGATGCTCGGCGGAGAGCCCTTGCAGCAGCCGCTTGAATGGACGTTCCCGGCCGGATCGAAGATCAAGTTCGCGCACTTGGAACATGAGGTCAGCGTCCTAGATTGGCAGGGCGCACAAATCACACTTCTTTGTTTCGATGAGCTGACGCATTTCACCCAGTCCCAATTCTTCTACATGCTCTCCCGCAACCGTTCCCTTTGCGGAGTCCGGCCCTATGTTCGCGCCACCTGCAACCCGGACGCGGACTCCTGGGTTGCCGCTTTCATTTCCTGGTGGATTGACCCGCAAACGGGCCACGCTATTCCAGAGCGTTCCGGCGTCATTCGCTGGATGTGTCGGGTGAGCGACAAAATCCATTGGGCCGACACGCGCGAGGCGCTTATTAAGGAACACGGCAACGATTGTGAACCCAAGAGCGTTACATTCATTGCGTCCAGCTTGTATGACAACCAAATTCTCCTGGATATGGACCCCGGCTATCTCGCCAACCTGAAAGCACTTCCCCAGGTCGAGCGGGAGCGCCTTCTTGGCGGAAACTGGAAAATACGTCCGGCAGCTGGCCTTCTGTTCCAGCGTTCCTGGGTCTCGGTAATTGAAGAAGCCCCCGCCGCGCTGCGCGCGCTCCGGTATTGGGACTTGGCCGCCACCGAGAAAACGGATTCCAACGATCCGGATTACACGGCGTGCGTAAAGATGGGCACGGATGGCGCCGGGCACTTCTACGTTCTGCACGGCCTCTCCATGCGCAAAAGCCCGCACCATGTGGAGGCGGCTATTGCGAATATCGCGTCACAGGACGGAAAGGCCATAGCTATCGGGCTGCCGCAAGACCCTGGCCA